AAAAATTTACATCAGAATTCAAACAACTACGTGAAATGTTTGCAGATGCTAAAGTAGAATTAGAAGGTGATTGGGGTTTTACAATCGGTTGGGAAACAACTGGCTGGCTAGCCCCTGACACGTGGGGACGGATCAAGCTAGATGCATTCGTACACGAATCAGAAACATCAGCTCGTGTAATAGATTACAAAACAGGCAAAGCATTTGGTAATGAAATATCTCATAGCCAACAAGCACTTGTTTACGCAATCGGCAGTTTCTTTAGATACCCAGACTTACAAATTGCTAAAACTGAGATATGGTATCTCGACCATGGCACTATGTTAGAACAAGTGTATACACGGGATGAAGCTATGAACTTCATGCCCAAGTTACATGACAGAGCAGTTACAATGACTACTGCAACTAAGTTTCCACCGAACCCCAGCAATTACAACTGTAAGTGGTGTTCGTATGGCAAAGGCGAATATCCTATTTGTGAATGGGCAAATACGTGATATAATAAAATTAACGACTAACGATTTAACAAAGAACGAATAAGGAGTAACGATGAACGATATACCTGTGGCCTATGACCACCAAAAAACTACAACTGATTTCATAGTATCAAACCCAAAATGTCTAATTACCTCAGATCCTGGTACAGGTAAAACACGGGCCGTGCTTGATGCACATGCTGCACTCGGAGGTCGCACGTTAGTGCTTGCTCCTCTCTCTATTCTAGAAGCTGCTTGGGTAGAAGACATTCATAAATTTCAACCTAACATAAAATATGGAGTTGCTTACGCAAAAAACAGAGAAAAAGTATTTAAAGATACTAATTTAGATATGGTTATAACTAATTTTGAAGCGGTTAACTTTCTTAAAAAGAAATCAGAATATGCAAAACAATTTAATACTATTGTTATAGATGAATTTACAGCATTTAAAAATCGCACTTCCAAACGTAGTAAAAGCATAGCAAAACTAATTAAACATTTTGAAAATAGAATTGTTATGTCTGGGACTCCAAACAGTAATACTATTCTAGATATTTGGCATCCTGCGTACTTAGTTGACGATGGAGATCGTTTAGGTGCACGATTCTATGCATTTCGTCATCAAGTATGTACTCCACGATTCAATGGTTTTGCTAACGAATGGATAGATAAACCTGGAGCAGAAAATGCGGTTGCAGATAAACTTTCAGATATAACAATTCGTTATGGTCTGTCAGAATGTATAGACTTACCTGACAATATAACACGAACAATTAACACTAAACTTACGCCACAAGTTCAAAAACAATATGATTTGTTTGCTAAAGATTCAGTTCTATATACAAAAGCAGGCACAGTTAATGCTGTACACGCAGGTGCTCGTGTTAAGAAATTGCTACAACTTGTGACAGGCGCCGTGTACGACGAAGATAAACTAGTCAATTTTATACACCAAGAAAGGTACGACATAGTTATGACTCTTGTTGAACAACGTGCCCATTCGCTAGTAGCATTCAATTGGCGACACGAACGAGATGCATTGATTGCACTAGCAGAAAAACAAAATGTAACTTATGAAGTTATAGATGGCCAAGCTAAAGCAGAAAAACGTAAAGACATAGTGGCTAGATTTCAAGCAGGACAAATACAAATGTTGTTGTGTCATCCCCAATCAGCCTCTCATGGCTTAACACTTACTCGTGCAAATACTGTGATCTGGTGTTCGCCCACGTACAATGCTGAACACTACCAACAATTTAACCAACGTATATATAGGGCAGGTCAAACACAAAAGACTGAAACTATACTTATACAAGCTAAAAATACTTGGGAGCCCGAAGTATATAAAAAGCTTAATACTAAACTAGGGCGAATGGAAAACTTGTTAAATATTTTACAGGAGGTAAAAAATGGCAAAGAAACTTAATGACTTATTAGCCGAATACGGCACAGTGCGAGACGGTATTAAAGACCTACAAGCACAAGAAAAAGAACTAAACACACTTAAGCGTGAGCTTGAGGGTCAGATCGCTATTAGAATGACCGAGGAAGGCCTTGATAAAATTTCTAATGGTGGTCGAACAGTCTCACTTAAAAATGAGATTGTCCCTGATGTAGAAGATTGGGATGCACTACAACAACATGTAGCTGAAACTGGAGAGTTTGAGCTGTTGCATAGACGTGTATCTGCTACTGCATACAGAGAAAAAGTAGCACTTGGTGCAGACGTACCTGGTGTTGCAAACCGAGAGTTGACACGTATTAATTACAGGTCAACATAATAATAACCAATAACGAATGACGAAGGAGGAATAACGATGTCAAACGATATTAGTATAGTAACGAGCAAGATGCCCGCTCATATTCAAGAGGGATCAGGTATGGGTAATGAGAATGTGACTTCTGATCACATATCAGTACCTAGAGTAAAACTACTTCAAAAAATGAACAACGAGGTAGATCCAAACCACAGTGAGTATATTGATGGCGCCAAAGAAGGTGACTTCATAAATACTGTGACTGGTGAAAACTATGGTTCATCTCTTATTGTAGTCAATACTCATTTTAAAGAAGAGTATGTTGTCTGGAGAAAAAGAACTGAAGGTGGAGGACTAGTAGGAAATTTTCCAACTAGAAAAGAAGCTGAAGAATATCTTGAAGACAACAGTCTTGATACAGATAAGCATGATATCACTCAAACGCACATACATACTTTGTTGCGTCTTGAAGAAGAAACCCAAGAGGTATCTGATATTCCTTTCTTATTTGATTGTGCTTCTTCAAAACTCAAGGTCTCTAGAGATTGGAATGTCCAATTGCTAAAACTTGGGGGGAAAGTGAATAGGTTCTCTTATATGTGGAGAATGTCTTCAGTACCACAAAGCAATGCTAAAGGTACTTGGGTCAATATCGACATAGAACCTGTTGGTTGGTTAAAGAAAGAAGCCTACGAAAAAGTAGAAACTTTCTACAACAATACGTTTGTTAACAACGCAAGTTAATATTCGTGCAATCGGGGTGCGACAAAATAGTTCGCACCCACGGTTGTGTTATACTTCTTTTGTGCGTGAAAAGGAGTTCATAAATAAGGTGCACAAGCACTTACCTAAAGAAGTTTATCGTT